GTCCGGGGTTGTGGACAAGGCCAACGGGGTTCTCAAAACCGTGTCCGGGGAATGGGTGGTGAACTGCACAACCGGACGGCTCATAAACAAAAAGGACGCCCGGTTTATTGGGGTGTCTTCCCGGGACGGGTTCCCCTACTGGATTCACCGGGACGCCTATATCAACGATTCCCCGGTGGCACACGCCTCCGTTTTTGGGGAGAACCGTCCCGCCCCCCGTATATTGCAAGCCTATTTCATCAAGCAGGACAGGGTGAACACGGGCTCCATGTTTAATGAGCCCCGAAGTCTGTCCAATCTCGTTTCCCGAATAAAATGAATTTCGTATTATCCCTTTGACCCTGCGGGGTCAAACCCGGTGGGGACATACCCCGCCGGAATCTAAACCGGAGGTTACCAAAATGAAAACTGGACAAACGTTGCAAGACCTAGCCAAAGAACTCGACCGTCAGCAATCCGCCAAACGAGACTTCATCGCCCCGACCCAAAACCTACGCCTCAAACTCACACCTGAAAAGAAAACCATCCTCGACATTTACGGCCACGGGGAATTTGGAATCCGTGACTTGGCCCACCAACAAATCGGGGCCCGTGTGGGAATCCCGAAGACCTACTACGACCGAATGAGAACGGACGCCCCCGAACTTCTGGGTGTGAACGTGAATCATTGGTTCGCGGACAAAGCCGAAAAAAGAATGGTTCGCACAATGGACGGGGACGCACGGGCGTTTCTTTCCGACCGTTACCGTCCCTTGGATAACTACGACTTGGGAGAGGTTACGATTAACGCCCTTCTCAACCCGGGACTCAAGGCCACCATTGAATCATGTGCCTTGACCGAAACCCGGCTTTACATAAAGGCCCGGACGGAAACCATCACCGCTGAAATCCGCAAGGGCGACATTGTTCAAGCCGGGATTGTGGTATCCAACTCCGAGGTGGGAATGGGAACCGTTAAGGTGGAGCCGTTCATCTTCCGGTTGGTATGTCTTAACGGGTTAATCGCCAATGACCACGCCCTGCGGAAATACCATGTGGGCCGGGGCCATGAAGGTGGGGACTTGGCCGAGGAGTTTTTCCGGGACGAAACCCGGCAGGCCGATGACCGGGCCTTTTGGATGAAGGTGAAGGACGTTGTGATGGGGTCGTTCCGGCAGGACGTTTTTGACCGGATTGTTTCCCAAATGAAATCCGCCACGGAAGACGAAATCAAAGCCGACCCAGTGAAGGCCATTGAGGTGACCCAAAAAATGTTCGGCCTTAACGACCAAGAACAGGGTGGCGTTCTCCGGTGGCTAATCAAGGACGGCGACCTTACCCGTTACGGGTTGGTTAATGCCGTGACCCGTGTGTCTCAAGAGGTGGAAGATTATGACAGAGCCACCGAACTTGAACGGTTGGGTGGAACCGTTCTTGAATTGCCAAGGACATCGTGGGAAAGAATAGCCGAGGCCGCTTAAGTGGAACACGCCGACGCCATAAAAGAATTGGAACCTCTCTTGGGAGAATTGTTCTCCCAAGAGGGGATTCACGATATGAACTGGAAAGTGGACGGCCACCCCGGACACCCCTTCACAATAGGGCCAGAACATATCGCCCACGCAAACGACCACCACGGCGGGCTCCTTGGATTGGACACGACCAATGCGGTTGGATGTGCCCATCAATCATCGAAATATACTGGCAAATGCAAACGCCCATATTCTTCCCATCAGCATGACACGGTGTTGTTCCTCAAACTTAAGGGCCACGCCCTTGAGCAACGGGTTAAGGAAATTCTCTCCAACGCACAAGTTCTCAACATCATGGCTCAAGCCAAGGTGGACGGGTTTGTGTTTGTGGAAACGCCGGAGAAATTCCGAATCCACAAAGAGGTATTGCCATCATGAAAGGGTCGGACATTCACAAGGGTTGGCAGGCCGGGGCCGTTATCAAACGGGGCCGGGGCTACCTTATCCAACTCCTTGATGACGGGCGTTATATTGACGGAGGTTCTTATGGGTTATGGCATTTCAAGGCAGTTCGGGAGAATGGTCTGGAAGAAACGGCCGTCCCGGAGGTTGGGGATGAGGTTGTCAAACTTAACGGGGTTCCAAATGGATAGGGTTGGAACCCACAAGGGGGGGCTCCCATCGCTTGAGGGAGGTGGGGCCCCTCCCCATTTGAAAGGGTGGCTTCATCGGTTGGGCCTGCTCCTTACGGGCCGCCGGGTGTGTGCAAAAATGGGACATGCACTTTACTTAATCGACGGTGAAAAGGAATGTATATGTTATCAAAAAGGCGATGTGAGGCAAGCCCGGGATTATTTCTCCGGGAAATTATGGGTGTGTCGGCGGTGTCGGTTGGAGTGGTATGAAGGCCCGCTCAACCCCTACAAAAGAGAGGTGTTGCCATGCAAAGAAAAAGAATGATTGTCGCAACGTTACTTGCCGGGATGGTGTTGGGTTGGCTCACGGTTGGGTTTGTTTCAGCCTACCAAGAGAAGGATGGTGGGTGGTCGGCCTCTGAAAAAAGACAGGTGATTTCCCTGCTTGAGCAGATTGCGGAGAACACCCGCCCGTAAACAAAATCCGGTGGTTGAGTTCGGAAAATCGTTGTATAATCTTCCCAACTTAATCACCGGAGGTTTTCCATGTCAGACAAAATGTTTTATGTCGCCACCATTCACGCCGAACTCCACAACCTTAAACTCATCCTCGAACAGTTCCAATCCCTTCTCCAATCCGCCAAGCAATCCAACGACCGGGTAATTCAATCCCTAGAAAAATTTATTGCCTCAATTGAAAATCCAAAGGAGAAAGAATTGTTATGAAAACGAAACTGACTGTTCAAATGTCCCACAACGAAAACATCGTTTGGCGGTGGACGGAAGCCATCAGCGACAAAGCCCTCGTCCGGTTGGGTGTGGATGAATACCGGGCGGTGGTAAAAGCGGCCGAGCGGGAACTGGCCAACCAAATCAAACTCTCCAAGAAACAGGGGAAAGGAAATGAAGGCGAGTGAACTGAAATGGCCGAACTCCGACTTCCTTACCGCACGGGCCCGCACCCGGATTAAGGAGCTTCGGAGGCTGATTGACTGGCACACCCTTAACGAAAGCGAAATAAATATCGTTCAAAGAGAATTGGAAATTCTGGCCACGATGACAAACTCACGGGCCAAACCGGAGGAGGAATAAATGCACTTCAAGATTGAGGAACCCATCTGGAAGAACAAGGCGGTTGGACTTAACGTAAACAAAATTGAAGCGGAAAACTTGGTGGAGGTGGTTTGGAAGGATAAGCAGGGGGAGCGTCTTTATCCCTTCACCTACAAGATAACAGGGGCCCGTGCCAAAACCTACCCCACCATGATGATTCCCGGTAAGGGTGTTCGGGTTTATGTGGTGCCCATCATGGAGCTTGAGATAGCACATTAAGTTCACGTCGTTTATTAAATACCTTGTAAAAACGCCTCACTCTGATATAATCCGAAAGCGAGATGAGAAAATATCTTGTGAAAGTCATCAACACCGAATCTCGCTTGGTGGAAGTCATCGGGGAAACCGAGGCCAAGGCCATTGAAAAGGCCCGGGACGGTCTTGGCAATTTTGTTGTAAGACCGACCATTGAAACCGAAGCCACCGTTCTTCAAGATTCGGATTTGTTTGTAGAACAGTAAAAAAGAAAATTCTTTTTCACACCCTTGGAATTTTCTCCCGCCTCCGTTACTCTTTCTCATGCCCCTGTATATTGTCCGGGTTGAAGAAGTTAGATACTTTCACGTGAAGGTTAAAGCCGACACGGAGGAAGTCGCCCGGCTTAAAGCCGAAGATGGAATTGGGATTGCGATTGACTTGGTTAAAGAAAACGTCGTCGGAACCATCGTCGGAGAATATCCAACCGAATCCGAAAGTGAGAAAAATTAAAAATAACTTGCATATTTCTTTTTTATCCTGTTAAGATTGTAGGCCAGTATGAAACCTTCTGGTCAATCAAAAAAAGAAAGAGCATATCCAACGGCCAGCACCGCCCACCTTCAACCAGTTTTTCTCGAAGAATATCCAAAGCACGGAACCATCATCGCCACCTGCGAAGCCATAGGAATATCACGGACAACGTTCCACCGATGGCGTGAGATTGACCCGGAGTTTGCCCAAAAGTTTATTGAGGCCGATTCCAAATTGACGGAACGTTTAGAGAGAACGGCTTACAACATCGCCACCGACAACCGCCACAAAGCACAAGCCACCCTTTTAATCTTTCTTCTTAAGTCACGTGACCCGGAGAAATACAAAGACCGCATTCAGCAGGACATTGACCCGAAGGTGGTTGATTTAATCGTGGGCCAGTTCCTTGAGGCTATCCGCCGCCATATCCCGGAGTTTTGTCCAAACTGTAACACCCACCTTGGACTTGAGAAACAACTCGCACAAGAACTTGAAAGTCTTTCTTCCAAACTGGCGGGGGCCTAATTGCTGATGTCACTCTACAAGGTAAAAATTCCAGTCAATCCCACCTTGTTCGGCTCAAATGTTTTTAACCGTGTGTCCAAAGCTCTTAAGTCCACCGACATGGATTTCAAAACATTTCTTCAAGAGGGTTGGAAGATTTTGGAGCCCGCCAACAAATTGGTTCACGCTTGGTATATCGACTATCTCTGCGAACACCTCATGCTCGTCACAGACGGGAAAATCAAGAAACTTTTAATCAATATGCCCCCACGGAACGGCAAGTCAAACATTGTCACGGTGTTGTGGCCCATCTGGTCGTGGACTCGCAAACCGTGGCTCCGGTGGATATTCTGTTCCTACTCGGCAGGGTTGTCCGTCAAACATTCCATTGACAGACGGCGGATAATCGAATCCCCTTGGTTCAAAGAGAATTGGGGAGCCCTTGTTAATTTGTCCGACGACCAGAACCAGAAACAGGAATATGAAAACTCCCGACGGGGAACGATGGTGGCGACCTCCGTGGGCGGAACCATTACCGGGAAGGGCGGTGATGTTATCGTCGAGGACGATATGATTAATCCCTTGGAAGCGGAGTCGGAAGCCTCCCGCCACCACGCCATCTCCATGCACCAGAACGTTCTCTCCACCCGGTTGGACAATCCCATGACCGGGATTCGTGTGGTGGTTGAACAACGCACCCATGCCAAAGATTTGTCCTCCCACATACTCAAGAACGAATCGGGGTGGAGGCATTTAATTCTTCCCCTCCGCTCCGAAAACAAAACGGTCATCACATTCCCGGTCAGCAACAAAGAAATCGTCCGCGAGGCCGGGAGCCTGTTAAACCCGGAGAGGCAGGGCGTCAAAGAATACGAGGACATCAAGAAAACAATGGGCACTCGTTCCTTCGTGGCCCAATGCCAACAAGACCCCACCGACGAAGCGGGGAACATTCTGAAAAGGGAATGGTGGAAGTTTTATCGGGCTCTCCCACCCGGCTTTGACATCACAATCCAATCGTGGGACATGACCTTCAAGAAAACAGAAGAAGGTTCTTATGTGGTTGGACAGGTGTGGAAGAAACGTGGTTTGGATTTTTATTTGGTAGACCAATTTCGGGACAGGGTGGACTTCACGGGCTCCATCACGGCGATGTTGGGATTAACAGGGAAGCACGTTGAATCGACGGGGAAGCTCGTTGAAGAAGCGGCCAACGGCCCCGCAATTATTTCCGCTCTCCAAAATAAAATCAGCGGAATTATTCCCATCAAACCGCTCGGGACAAAATTAGCACGGGCACAAGCGGTGGCACCTCTGATAGAATCAGGCCATATTCATTTGCCCGACCCCATGTCTTTCCCGTGGGTTCATGATTTCATTGAGGAGTGTGCGGCCTTCAATGGGCATAGCGGTGAAACTAATGACCAAGTGGACGCCATGAGTCAGGCCGTGACGTGGCTGAATGAATTAAATTATCACATTCCAGAAATGGACATGGAGGAAGGCTCCTTCATAGACGATGGTGACCAAGCCTTAGGAGGTTTTCGATAATGCTTAAACTCATAAAAAATTTCTACCACAACATCAATTCCAAACTTGAATTGCAAACCACCGAGAATGAACGCCTCTCCAAAATTGTCGTTGAAGCCTCCGACATGGTTTTGGAGAAACCAACAGACGGCGGGTTCTTTAAAATTGACACCCAAGATTTACAGAAGGGCCACATTGAGCAGACACAAATGGACATGGTGAAAGAGGCCCGCAAGTTCTACCGCTCCGACCCCAACGCACGGGCCATCCTCGACACCCTGCTTCACTACATCATGGGCAAGGGTTTGACCCTTGTTCCCAAGTCAAAAGACCCGATGGTGTGGTTCACATGGAGAGAGTTCTGGACAGCGGACAGGAACCGGATGGCGATTCGGCAGTTTGAAATTCCCCTGCGGTTATTTCGTGATGGTGAAATCTTTTTGCATTGTATGGACAAAGACGAAGAAGGAAGGCCCACCGGGAAAACAACCGTCCGGTTCATTGACCCTCTCCAAGTAAAGAACCCGCCCAACCTATCCGGCGGAATTATTCTGGACAACAACACCCGGAGCGGAATTGAAACAGACCCCAACGACATTGAGAAGGTGATTGGCTATTGGGTGCAGGATAGAACCGACGCAAACAAATTCACAAAGTTCCCACCGGAAGAAGTTATCCACTTGAAAATCTACGCCGACGCAGACCAACGCCGTGGCGAAACACTTTTGCAAGCGGTTATGAGAATGTTCACCGACTACAAACAATGGCTCGACAACAGAATTATCCTGAACAAAATGAGAACGGCCATTGTGATGATTCGGAAAATCACGGGCACACCAAGTCAGGTTCAGCAGATTGCCGACCAAGCCCCTAACGCCACCAACGTCCGGAGCGGTGAAACCAAGAAGCAGAATATCCGTGGCGGAACAATCCTGAACGCAAACGCCGGAGTGTCTTATGAAATGCTCTCCCCCAACATTAACGCACAAGACGTGAAGGAAGATGGGCGGAACATTAAACTCAACATCGCCGCCGGGACGCAGATTCCCGAATACATTTTCGGGGACGCCTCCAATGCCAATTATTCCTCCACCATGATTTCCGAAGCACCATTCGTGAAGGCGATTGAGTTCTGGCAAATTTATTTGGAGTTTTTCTTTGGACAACTGTTTAAAAAAGTTTTAAGCAACGCCGCCAAGAACAACATCATCAAGCCACCCAACGATGAAGAATTTATCCGCAAGCTCCGGGGCCTTGGCAACCTCTCCGAAGAAATTGACGAGGAGAAATTGGCCGAGTTAATGCCAGAAGGAAAAATGGAAACGCCCACCGAGATTTTCTTTGGTGTGGATATTCAATGGCCGGAGATTGTCCACCGCAACATCAAGGAACTCACCGACGCCCTCATGGTCGCCCGGACAAACGGGTGGGTGTCAGACCCAACCTGCTCAAGCGTTCTTGGCTATGAATACAACGAAGAAGTGAGGAAGCAACAGCAGGTAAAGGAACAGGCGGAGGTCGCCGGGAATCCCCTGCTTGGCACGGAGGCCGGGGAAGGTGAACCGGACGATATGCAGAAGGAGGAGGACGACTTAAGAAATAATCCTCCCGAAGATTCAGAGGATGACGAGGGCGTTCCCGCAGGGGCCGCACCCGGCACAAACGGACAGGGAGGAAACAATGCCAATAACTAAGCTCGGACAAGTTTCGTCAAACGAGATTTCGGATTTGCAACAGAAGCATTTTGACATGGACATGAAGCTCCGAGATTATTTTACGGTGATGAGCCTTGAGCAGAAGATGGCCATGCTCAATCGCTTGCCCGGATTGATTGACGAAATTAAATTGCAACTCGCACAAAAAGAAATTCAAAACCAAGGAATGTAAATGCCCCAACTTCTTGAACAACGGTGGTCGCCGGAACTGAAAAGGGTCTATTCCAAATACCCTTCCATTCTTCGCTCCAAAAGTTTTGACGCCATAAGGCGTAAAGCCAACTCCGGGGACGTAGCCGGAGCGGAAGAAATTGCCAAACAAATTCAAGCCCGCAATCCCCACATGCGAATCGAAAATATAATTGCTCGCAGAATGAGGGTGGAGCGGGCCTCTTTATTCACACGGCTCGCCCAAGCAGACAAGGAGCTTCGTTCTATTTTCAGCCAACTCGGTTCATCGCTGGCCGAGAAGGTAGGGAGGAAGGCGGACGCTAGAGGGAACTTGCCATTCCTTTATGCGTCCATACACCAAACGA